CCTTCTATTCTCTCTGATGCTCTGGCTGTTTCTTTCGATAATCATATAGGACATGACTACTTACAAGACTATGAAGAAAGGTATGAATCGTACCACCGCAAGGAAGACAAGATCCCGTTCGACCTTGAGTATTTTGACAAGATTACGAAAGGAGGGTTACCGAATAAGACTCTCAACATTGCTCTTGCTGGCACAGGTGTTGGAAAGTCTTTATTCATGTGTCATGTGGCAAGCTCAGCTTTACTCCAGAACAAGAACGTCCTCTACATCACTCTCGAAATGGCAGAGGAAAAGATTGCGGAGAGGATCGATGCTAATCTACTTAATGTCCCAATACAAGATATAACAGATCTTCCTAAAGTAATGTTTGAGAGTAAGGTAACTAATCTTTCTCAGAAGACACAAGGAACATTAATTATTAAAGAGTATCCTACTGCATCAGCACATTCAGGTCATTTCAGAGCATTGCTCAATGAACTGGCATTGAAAAAATCATTTAGACCAGATATAATATTCATAGATTACCTTAATATATGTGCCTCATCTAGGTACAGAGCAAATAGCAATGTCAATTCGTACTCATACATCAAAGCAATCGCAGAAGAACTTAGGGGTCTCGCAGTTGAGGCGAACGTTCCGATTGTATCTGCCACTCAAACTACTCGTAGCGGGTACGGCAGTAGTGATGTTGATCTTACTGACACCTCTGAATCTTTTGGACTCCCTGCTACTGCTGACCTTATGTTTGCCCTTATTTCTACAGAAGAGTTGGAAGGGATGAATCAAATTATGGTCAAGCAGTTGAAGAATAGATACAATGATCCTACTTCTTACAAAAGATTTTGTATAGGTATTGACAGATCAAAGATGAGGTTGTATGATATAGAGGAAGCTCAGAAAGATCTAGTTGATGCTGGTGAACCTGAGGTTGACTTAGTAAAAAAATTCAAATCAAAGAAAACTTTTCAAGATCTAAAGTATGACTAAGCGAGTAAATACGGATGCCTATATGGAATTCGTTAATGCAGTAACATCTGAAGAATCTAAGGATTACATTCCATTTAATTCTAGATGCTTTGAGATACAGTCTGGTGATGATGGAATCCCTATTCATCGTTTAATCACTGCTGCCCTTGGTATGGGAGCAGAATCAGGAGAGTTTACTGAAGTAGTTAAGAAGATTGTCTTCCAAGGTAAACCTGTCAATGAAGATAATATCTTTCATATGAAAAGAGAACTTGGAGATATCATGTGGTATGTTGCTCAAGCATGTATGTCACTTGATACTACAATCGATGAAATCATTGAGATGAATGTAGAGAAGTTACAGGCAAGATATCCTGGTGGATCATTTGATGTTCACCATTCAGAAAACCGTGCAGAAGGTGACGTATGAAGTACGCATTACTAAGTGTATCAAACAAAAGTGGTATTGTAGATTTTGCAAAGGGGTTAGTGAGTGCTGGATACAGTCTCATCTCTAGTGGTGGAACCCATGCTGTTCTTCAAGCAGAAGGTATACCAGTAATGAGGGTATCTGATTACACTGGTTCACCAGAAATTCTTGATGGAAGAGTAAAGACTTTACATCCAAAAATTCATGGTGGTATTCTTGCACAACGTGATAATTCTAGTCATGATTTAGATCGTAAGGTAAATCGTATTGAACTTATTGATATTGTTGCAGTAAATCTATATCCATTTAAGGAGACAGTTGCTAAACCAGATGTAACTCTTGAAGATGCGATAGAGAACATTGATATTGGTGGTCCTAGTATGGTAAGGTCAGCAGCAAAGAACTATAAGGATGTTGCTGTATTAACTAATCCTAATCAGTATGGTATTTACTTGGATTCAATCAAAGGAAACATATCAATCAAACCTGAAGATTTAAGAAAACAATTTATGAAAGATGCATTCGTACATACTGCAGAGTATGACGCAACTATTAGTACATGGATGGAGGATAACGTATAATGCATTTAGTTTTACCTATTATTTGTATTGGTCTGATCTGTTTAGTAATAGTCTATTCAGTAATTCAGAAGTATGACCCTCATTAAATTCTGGAGAATATGGAAGTATGCACTGGGTAGTTTCTCTGACGAAAAGACTAAACGATACGACAACTACGTTGTTCTGGTACGTACTTTTATATTCTTTTCTTATCTCATCACTAACTGTTTTATTATTAGCGGAGTAATCCGACACTGGAATTAACATGGCACTATCACAACAAGTAGAATCGTCTCTATTGGAGGCACAACAAAGTTTACGTAATGCATTATCATTTGCAGCACGTACTGAGAAACCATACATTGCAAAACATATTGCAGATATGATGTCTAATATTGATAACATTATACATGTAGTTCCTTTATTAGAACAAGTCGAAGAAGGTCTTAATGATAGTTTATGAATCTTCTTCAAAACTATATTGACATATACAAACCAAAAGAGCCTATTCTATCAGAGAAAGAGATAAACTCTTTACAATGGCAAAAAGGAGAGTGGACAGATCAATCTGGTGATTCTATACACTATCAAAATTGTGGAGCATCTTTTTGTTATGAACAATCCATGTATGATAGACTTATAGGTTGGGCAAGAGATTGTGCAACCACCTACGCATCACAAAGAGATTTTAATATTAATGCAGGAAGTTCTCCTAGATTTAATCGTTATGTTGAAGGTGAATGTATGGAGAAGCATATTGATCATATTCACAGTTGTTTTGATGGGCATCAAAAAGGCATTCCAGTTCTCAGTATAATTGGAATTCTTAATGAAGAATATGAAGGAGGAGATTTAATATTCTATCTTGATGGTGAAGAATATACACCAAAACTAAAGACGGGAGACACCTTAGTGTTCCCGTCTTCTTTTCCTTGGGCACATGAAGTAAAACCTGTTATTTCTGGCACAAGATATAGTTGGGTGTCTTGGGCTTGGTGAATAAATATTAGTGGAGACCTGCATGAACTAATGGCCACTAAACCCTCGTGGAATATGCCTTATAGTAAGGCACAATCAAAAGCAAGAACAGTAAAAATATTATCTACTTTTAATATTATTACTAAAGGTATGCCAGAAAAAGATTTCTTTTTCGCTGATAGTAATTGGGCAGGTGGTAAAGCAATGTGGCAGATTAAAGTATCTGAGGCTAACTTAGATAAGTTTGAGCAGAACATTGAAAAGTTTGATAAGGATCATGAAGGTGTTAAGACAGCAGGTGGTAAGGCAGTATTAGATTATGTCTTTGGTGCGGTAAAGATTAGGTTCTTAGCAAGTCATAAGAAGAGTGCTAAAGCAGCAGATGCTAAGACAACTGCTATGCAAGAGAGGGCATCAGCATGGATAATGAAACGTGCTATTAAAGATTCATACCGATATGATAAGTGGACAGATATAAAATTAGATCCAAAGTATAAAGAGTTAGAAAAAATTTATCCTGAAGTAGATGAAGAGTGGTTACAGGTATTTTATGCTCAACAGGAAAGAATGTTAACTGAGTTTTCTAATGTTAAATTTAAAATCTTCAATAGAGATGAAGGTTTTATGGGATATATTTCAAACATAGTAAAGCAGAAATTTGGTATTAGTAAGAAAGATACTTGGAACCCTGCAGATATATGGTGTATACAAGATCAGAATAAGATTGAAGCTATTATTGATAAAACTATTGATGGTAATGGATCACAAACAATACTTGAATTGAATGCAGTTCTTCGTAAACTTTTTAAAGATAGAAAGGTTGTTGGTATATCTTTGAAGAAAGTATCAGGAAAAACTGCTAAGTATGAGGAGTATAATGTTCGTGAGGATGGATTAGAGGCAGATTATAATTTTAATATTGATAGTATGTCAATCGATCTTAGTACTAAGAGTGACAATGAGTTCTCTACACAAGATACTAGGATCATTGTAAGTGGTAATGGTGCTGAATATAATTTTCAGATTAAAGGAAATGATTCAGTTAAAGTTTCTAATTTAAAATGGGAACCTACACAGAAGGGTGCAGCTGCTGCTCGTGTTGGTAAAGCACCAGTTGATATGGTTGGTAAATTGATCAGTGATAATAAGGGTAATTTTGTAAACAGACATCAGAATTTTCCATCAACAGCTACTAAGTTTTTAGAAGAGGAAAGTAAATATAGAGCTCTGTTTACTAAACTTAAAACAAAAAAAGTTGATACTAAAATTGCTAATGAGCAAACGTTTGTTGATAATATGTTAGCAGTATATGCTAATGAACCTCATGTCGCACACAGTAAGTGTATGCAAATGGCATTCTTAGATGTGGTTGTTGATATGAAGAAGGAAAAGAGAAGGGAATTTATGACAGATATGGTATTCCTAGCAGCGAAGAAGGGTAAACGCTTTGGACCATTTGGCAAACTGTACTAAGGCATCACCAGAAGACATATAATCCTGCTATAATACAGGGGTAATGAAGAGACCCCTATGCCTAACAAGCACCTTGAGCATCCAGAAGATTCGATTCTTCAAGGACGTAGAGTTGCAATAGATGCTATTAAGGAACTTGTGACAGTTACTAAACTGTCTGTTAAATGGGACGGTGCTCCTGCTATTGTATTTGGAACTAACCCTGAGAATGGTAAGTTCTTTGTTGGCACTAAGTCTGTCTTCAACAAAAGAAAAATTAAAATTAATTACAC